ACCAGCAGCAGCGGCTCCTGCCGCGGCTGCAGCTCCCGCCGCGCCGGCGGCCAGCGCGACGGCTCCTGCCGGCGATGCTGCCAAGCCGGCCGATGGGGGATCCCAGTCGCAAGCGGCTGGGGGCTCCGACACCCTCCTGGGCGACAAGCCCGGCGAGGCCAACACCGACGGCCAGGGCGAGAAGCCTGCGGCCCCCGAGAAATACGAGTTCAAGGCGCCCGAGGGCGTCGCGCTCAACCCGGGGGATGTCGCGGCTTTTTCCGAGGTCGCCAAGGAGTTGGGTCTGCCCCAGGACGCTGCGCAGAAGATTGTCGACAAGCTCGCACCGACCATCGCCAAGCGCCAGGCCGAGGAGTTCCAGGCGGCCGTTGAAGCGCAGAGCACGAAGTGGGTCGATGCCGTGAAAGCGGACCCCGAGATCGGGGGCGACAAGCTCGGCGAATCGCTTGCGGTTGCCAAGAAGGCCCTCGACGCCTTTGGCACTCCCGCACTGCGCGAGATGCTGGTTCAGACCCGACTCGGGAACAACCCGGACGTGATCCGGTTGTTCGTTCGGATCGGGGAATCCATCAGCGAGGACACGCCCGTGCAGGGCGGCGACTCGCAGGCGGCCGCGGCGGCCGCCACCGGGGAGACGCGCACGCAGCAGCAGGCGAACGCGCTCTACGGTAAGAAACCCACTTCTTAGGAGCCTGAATCATGGCTGTGCAAGCAACGAACGCACTCACCCTCGCCGACTGGGCGAAGCGGCTCGACCCCGATGGCCGCGTGCCCGTGGTCGCCGAGCTGCTCTCGCAATCGAACGAGATCCTCGAGGATGCCGTCTTCATGGAAGGCAACCTCCCCACCGGGCACCGCGTGACGATCCGCACGGGCCTGCCGATCGTTTACTGGCGCTCGATCAACCAGGGCGTGCCCTCCTCGAAGAGCACGACCGCGCAGGTCGATGAGTCGGTTGGCATGCTGGAAGCCTACTGCCGTGTCGACAAGGACCTCGCCGAGCTCAATGGCAACCTGGAACAGTTCCGCCTGTCCGAGGACACCGCCTTCCTGGAAGCGATGAACCAGACCCAGGCGCAGACGATGTTCTACGGCAACCCGCAGACGGACATCCGCCAGTACCTGGGCCTTGCGCCGCGCTTTGGCGCGATTGCGGGCGCGGGCAACGCGCAGAACATCCTCTCGGGTGGCGGCGCGTCGAGCAACAACACGAGCATTTGGCTCGTGGGCTGGGGCGAGCAGACGGTGTTCTGCACCTTTCCCAAGGCCTCCAAGGCCGGCCTCATCCACGAGGACAACGGCATCCTCACGGTGTACGACCCCAACGGGGCGCCGTACCAGGCCTACCAGACGCACTACCAATGGAAGAACGGCCTCGTCGTCAAGGATTGGCGCTACGTCGTGCGGATCTGCAACATCAACACCGCCAACCTCGTTGCCAACACCTCGGCCGCCGACCTAATCGCGCTCATGTCCCGCGCGCTCGACCGCATTCCGAATTTCGGGATGGGGCGGTTCTCGTTCTACATGAACCGCACGGTGTACTCGATCCTCCGGCTGCAGGCCCTCCAAAAGAGCAACTACGCGCTCAACGTGGAACAGGGCCTCAATCAGTTCGGTACGCCGCAGTCCTGGCTGAGCTTCGAGGGCGTGCCGCTTCGTCGCGTTGACCAGATCCTCAACACCGAGGCGACGATCTCGTAACCGGCCAGCACCTAGGAGCTTCAATCATGATTGCAGACGCACTTCTGACCCTCGCCGGCACCGCCGTCGGGTCGACCATCACGGGCCAAGCGGTCACGGCGACGGGTAACACCCTCTCGACCAACGTCATCGATCTCTCCTCGGGGTACGCCCCGAACGGGATCGGCGCTTCGCAGACGCGGGACATGGGCGAGGGGGCGGATTTCGACTACATGCGGGTCGAGGTCCTGACGGCGTTCAACAACGCCACCTCCGTCGAGTTCCAGATCATCCAGCACGATGACACCGCGCAATCGGTGAACGTGACGGTTGTCGGGACTACTGGGCCGATTCCCCTGGCTTCGCTCACCGCGGGCGCGCGCTTTGCGGCGCAGATCAACCCGCGCATCGCGAGCAAGGGCCAGCGCTATCTCTCCGGCCGCTGGGTGGTGGTTGGCACGGCCCCCACGACTGGGACGCTCTTTGCGGACATCGGCGCTGAGATCCAGGACGGGCAGAAGTTCTACCCGGTCGGTTTCGCGGTCCTGTAACCAACGCAAGAGGAGGTTCGCACGATGGCCAAGTTCCGCGTCACGAAGACGTCGTTTCTCAATAACCAGCTCCATCAACCGGATGCAATCGTCGATCACGAGGGGCCCTACGCGGACAACCTCGAGCCCGTCGATTCCCCGGTCGACAAGGAGCAGGCGATCGCTGCGAATCGCACGTCGCTGCTGCGTCGTCTTCTTGCCGCCAAGGGCGTTGACCAGGCCGACATGCCGACAACGGATGCGGAGCTTCGCCAGATGCTCCTCTCCCACGGCGTGAAGGAAGCGGACATCCCTGCAGCCCCTCCGGCCTCATCCGCCGACGGGCTGGTGTAACGAGTCTCCCCCTGCCGTGGTAAACGGCTTTGCGCCCCGGCCTCGCGCCGGGGCTTTTTCTTTCGAGGGCTAGATGGCAACCGACGTCGACATCTGCAACCTGGCCCTGGGGCACATCGGGGATGCGGCGGCCGTCACCTCGATCAGCCCGCCCGACTCGACCACGCAGGCACTGCACTGCGCGCGCTTCTATCCCATAGCCCGGGACTCGCTCCTCGAGGAGCATGCCTGGGGCTTTGCTACGGTGCGCGTGGCACTGGCCGCGGCACCGACGAACCCTTCGACCTCGTGGCAATACTGCTACCTCGCGCCGACGAACGTCCTCAACTACCTCGAGATCCTCGACTCCAACGCGCAGGATGACTACTCCACGGGCCTGCCGCTCGCGGGCTCGGTGCCCGCGACGGTGCAACCGCAGGTGGGGATCCAGCCGGCGCAGCCCTTCGTGGTGGAGCAGGACCTCAACGACAACGACATTGTTCTCACCAACCAGGCGAACGCGGTGCTGCGCTACACCCAGGTGCAGACGGACACCTCGCAGTTCTCGCCGCTCTTCATCGATGCGCTCGCGCTGCGCCTCGCGGCGATGCTCGCTGGCCCGATCATCAAGGGTACCGAGGGGCGCCAGGTCGCGATGCAGTTGCGCCAGGAGGCTGCAGGCGCCAAGGCGGCGGCGGTGGCCTCGGACTCCAACCAGAGGCGCGTGCGGCTCCTCTACAGCACGCCCTGGATCGTGAACCGCTGATGGCGCAGACCCGCTCCTACGCCCGCTCGTTCGGCGCCGGCGAGGTCACGACCGAGCTCTTCGGCCGGCTCGACGTCGCGAAGCGCCAGGAGGGCCTGGCGCTGTGCCGCAACTTCATCACGCGGCCGCAGGGCGCCGTGGTGAATCGGACGGGCACGGAGTTCGTGCTGGAGGTGAAGGACTCCTCGAAGTACACGCGGCTCATCCCGTTCTCGTACACGAACACGCAGACCTATGCGATCGAGGTCGCGACGGGCGCCTTCCGGTTCCACACCCAGGGCGCCACGATCACGAACGCGCCGGCGGTATGGTCCTCGTCGATCTCCTACCTCCCCAACGATCTCGTGGTGCAGGGCGGCGTCCAGTACGCCTGCATCACCGCGAACAACAACTCGGTGCCCCCAAGCGCCAACTGGCGCACGCTCGCGTGGTCGAGCTCGACGGCCTACAACGTGGGCGACCTCGTGACCTCGGGCGGCGTCACCTACTACTGCATCCTCGCGCACACCAACCAGGCGCCCCCCAACGCGACCTACTGGTACGCGCAGCCCGCGGGGATCTACGAGATCCCCAACGGCTACCAGACGGCAGACCTCCCGAACCTGCACTACACGCAAAGCGCGGACGTGCTCACGCTCGTGCACCCCAACTACCCGGTGATGGAGCTACGCCGCTACGGCGCCACCGACTGGCAGTTCACGGCGCCGGCGTTCAGCCCGCCATCGAACCAGCTCTCGACGCCGGCCTGCACCGCCAACTCGCCCGGCGGGGTGGGGAGCGGCAGCATCCTCTACAGCTACGTCGTGACGGGGGTGCAGACTGCCGACGGGCAGGAGACGGTCGCGAGCGCGCCCACGCAGGGCACGACTTTCACGATCACCTCGGCAACGAGCGCGACGCCCAGCGTCATCACGACCTCGGTCGTCTCTGGCCTCGCGGTTGGCGACACCTGCTTCCTGCAGCTCACCATCGCGTACTACCCCTACAACGTGCTCATCCAGGGGAACTACACCGTCGCCTCGGTGTCGGGCAGTACGGTCACGCTCAACAACTCGAGCGGCCTTCCCTTCGGCATCAACCCGTCGCACCCCTTCGTGAGCGGGACGATCGCGATTTCGGGGGTAAAAAACAACCTCGCGGTAGCGGGGAACACGAACGTCATCTCGTGGCAGGACAACTCCCCGGCCGGCACTTACGTGCGGTACAACGTCTACCGGCTCACCCAGGGGCTCTACGGGTACGTCGGCCAGGCGGCCTCGACGGTCTTCACCGACAACAACATCATTCCCGACGCGACGACCACGCCGCCCATCGCGGACACCGGGTTCAATGACCAGCCCGGGGATTACCCGGGCGCGGTGACCTACTTCCAGCAGCGGCGCGTGTTCGGCGGCACGACGAAAAAGCCGCAGAATCTTTGGATGACCCGCAGCGGTACCGAGAGCAACATGAGCTACTCGATCCCGGTGCGCGCCGACAACCGGATCGCGGTGCGCATCGCGGCGCGCGAGGCATCGGCCGTGCAGCACCTCGTGCCGGTGGCGAATCTCATGATTCTCACGCCGAGCACCGAGTGGCTATCGAACGGGGGCTCTGCTGGCGCTGCGATCACGCCGACGAGCTTCCAGGTCCAGCCGCAGAGCTATGTCGGCTCGAACAACGTGACGCCGATCACGGTCGGGAACGTGATCCTCTTTGCCACCTCCCGAGGTGGCCATCTGCGGGAGATGTCCTATTCCTGGCAGGCGGGGTCCTACGTCTCGGCGGATCTCTCGATCCTCGCGGCGCACCTCTTCGACTATCAGACCGTCAACGATATGGCCTACGCGCGCGGGCCCTACCCTGTGCTGTGGGCGGTCTCTTCCAGCGGGAAGCTCCTCGGGCTCACCTACGTCCCGGAGCAGCAGGTCGCAGCCTGGCACCAGCACGACACTGGGAACGGGGACGCCTTCGAGTCCTGCTGCGCGATCACCGAGGGCGGCGAGGACATGCTCTATGTCGTCGTGAACCGCACGATCATGGGCGCGACCAAGCGCTACGTGGAGCGGCTGCGCTCCCGCAACTTCGCGAACCAGTCGCAGGCCTTCTTCGTCGACTGTGGCGTTATCCAGACCTTCGGCTCGCCGGTGACGAACCTCTCAGGGCTCACGTGGCTGGCAGGGCGCACGGTCAACGTGCTCGCGGATGGCGCGGCGGTGAACGGCCTCACGGTGAGCAACACGGGAACGCTCACGCTCCCCAACGCGGCGAGCACGGTGGTCGTGGGCCTACCGATTGTTGCGCAGATCCAGACACCGCCGCTTGCGACGCAGCTCGACCCAGCGCTCTCGCAGGGGCGCGCCAAGAACGTGAACCGGATATGGCTGCGGGTCTTCAACTCTGCGCCCTTCGCGGCGGGCCCCAATTTCTCGAGTCTCGTGAACTACCCGGGGCTCCCGCCGGCGCAAGTCGGGGTCGCGCCGGCGCTCATCACGGCCGAGCTCGAGCTCGCGCTCATGCCGTCGTGGAACCAGGACGGGTCGGTGTGCATCCAGCAGACGGATCCGTTGCCGCTTGACATCGTCGACATGACGGTCGAAGTATCCGTGGGAGGAGGCTGAGATGGGAATGGGCGCGCTCGCGCTGCAAGGCGCCGGGGTCGGGATGTCGATGATGGGCGCCATGAACCAGGGCGAGGCCCAAAAGCAGGCGCTGGGGTATGAGTCGACGGTGGCCAGCAACAACGCGATCGTGGCGAGCTACCAGGCCGACGTGGCCAAAGAGGTCGGGGCCCAGCAGACCCAGGCGAGCGAGTTCAAGACGTCCGCGCTCTACGGCGAGCAGCGGGCGCAGCTCGCGGCCAACGGCGTCGACCTTGGCACGGGCTCCGCGACGGACGTGCTCGCCTCGACGAAGTACATGGGCATGCGGGACGTGATGACGATCCAGGACAACACGAACCGGCAGGTGTGGGCCGACCAGGTCGCGGCCTCTGGCTTCAAGGGTGAGGCCGCGGCGGACGCGGCCGCCGGCCGGCAGATCAATCCTGGGCTCATGGGTGCGACGACGCTCCTCACGGGCGCGGGCTCGACGCTCAACACCTACGCGGCCCTGAAGCGCGCCGGGAGCATCTGATGGCCCAGGTCCCCCTGCAGGACGCGCCGAGCGTTGCCGCCCAGGAGCTCCCGGGAGTCCAGCTCCGCGCGCCTTACCGGCTCCTGCAGATGGCCGACCTCGGGCCTGGCCAGCAGATCCGTGCCGGCCAGGCGCTCGAGCAGGCGGGTAGCTCGCTCGGGCACGAGCAGGCCCTCGTCCAGGCCCAGCAGAACGAGGCCGCCGTGAAGGCGGCCGAGGCCAACGCCACGCAGATGGCGACCTCGATCATGTGGGACCCCGACACAGGCGTCATGGCCCAGCGTGGGCAGAACGCCGTCGACGCGGCTCCCAAGGCCGTGCAGGCCCTCCAGGACGCGCGGACGGGGCTTGCCGAGGGGCTCACGAACCCGGTGCAGCGGCAGATGTTCCAGCAGGTCTCGGACGCGCAGCACGCGGCCGAGCAGCGGCAGATCGCCCAGCACGTCGCGGCGCAATCCTTCGTCGCCGAGCAGGACGCGAGCAAGCTCCGGGTGCAGACCCACTCCGACGCCGCGGTGCAGTCCTACCAGCCTGGCGGGGACAACTCGACCTTCGCGCTCCACATCGCCGCCGCGCAGAACGAGCTCGAGGGGCAGGCCAAGGCGGCCGGGATACCGGACGAGGCCGTCGGGCAGTACGTGAAGGATGGGATGGCGCCGACCTACACGGCGCTCGTCAACCACCTCATCGACCAGCCTGGCGGCACGGGGCCCGCTGCGGCCGCGCTCGCGCAGATCCGCGACCAGCTCCCCACGAGCATCGCCGACACGCTGCAAAAGAAGGTCGAGGCCGGGCAGTCGGCCGACAAGGTCGTCTCGACCGCCGACCAGATCGGGGACACGGTCCAGGGGATCGACGCGCAGCTCGCCGAGGCGCGAAAGCGCTTCGAGTCGGGGCAGATCGATGGGAAGGAGCGCGAGCAGGTCGAGTCGCGGCTCATGCAGGTCGACCGGCGCAGCGAGGAGCAGAGCAACAAAGCGACGGCCTCTGCGGTTGGCCAGGCGCAGGACTGGTTGCTCAAGAACCCTGGGAAGGGCATGCTCGACATGCTCCAGGACCCGTCGATGCGCTCCACCTATTTCGCGCTCGAGGCGAAGGGGCACCTTGCCGCGCTCGATGCGTTCGCGAACCGGGAGAACAACAAGTCGGACCCGGCGGTCTACCACAACGTCGTGGCGCACATGGGCGACGGCGGCCCTCAGGACCCGATGAAACTCCCGGATGCCGACTGGCTGCTCCTCCACAACAACGGCCTCGGGGATGCGGACTGGAAGCGCTTCGACAAGGAGCGCACCGACATGCAGAACGGGACGATCCCCTCGAAGCTCGACCCTGGGCGCGTCGACACGCCGACGCTGCGCGCGTCCTTGAACGACCGGCTCAAGCAGCTTGGCATCGACACGAACCCCAAGGACGACGCTGGGAAGGCCCAGGTGGGTGGAATCCAGCGCTTTGCCATGCAGTACGTCCTGCAGGACCAGGCGGCGGCCGGGCACAAGTTCAACGCGGCCGAGATGGAGAAGAGCCTCGATACGATGTTCTCGCGCGGCGCGGTCGCCGAGCACTGGTACGGTGACGAGCAAAAGAAGCTCGTCCAACTCTCGATCGACGACGTTCCCGCCACGACCCGCACGCAGATCCGCGCGGGGCTCATGCGCGCGGGCAACGCCGCACCGTCCGACCAGGACGTGCTGAACACCTACCGGGGGATCCTTGCCAGACGACAGTAACCTCGATTGGGAAGGCGAAGCGTTCAAGCTGCAGCAGTCGCAGCTCGCGCCGCAGGTCGCCAACTCGGTGCGCAACGCAAGCCAGGTCGACCCCGACCAGGGCGCGCGGGCGAACGTGCTCTCGCGCCAGCTCCAAATACCCGCGAGCTCGATCCTCGCGGATCCTAAGGCGGCGGAGGTGCGCGCGCGGATGGCGTCGCTCGACGCGCCCAAGCTCATCGAGCAGGCGCCCGTCACGGCGAGCACGATCGCGAACCAGCAGACGGCCAACGCCGCGCACGACGACATCCCGACGCTGGCGGGGATCGAGCAGAACATTTCGCCTCCCGAGCGGCGGAGCCTTCTCGACAGCGCCGCCCACGCGCCGGTGGAGGCCATCAAGGGCCTGGGCGGGACGTTCAACCGCTTGGGCGTGACGGTCAGCGAGGCGGCGGCCATCCCCGCGATTGCCGTCGACAAGGCCTCGAGCCTGCTATCCGGCCGCTACGAGACCGGGGCGCAGGATTGGTGGTTCCGCAACACGACGGCGGTCGGGGAAGCGAATCAGGGCGCGTTTGCGCCGGCTGCCAACGCCGGCGTCCCGGAGAAATTCGCGAACCTCGCCGGCAACCTCATCGGGGTGCTCTCCCAGGCATTGCTCACCGGCGGCGAGGGCGCAGCCCTCCCGGCGTCCGCCAGTGGCGTAGAAGCGTTGCAGGCTGCGGCCGTGCACGGCACGAAGGCGATGGCGGTGCCCGCGCTCACAGATGCCACCCACACGATGCGGGAGGTGTACGGCGCGACCGGGAACATGGACCAGGCGGTGCAGGCCGCGGCGGCGCAGTACGCGGCCTCGACCGCAGGCGGCATCGTCCCGCTCAACGCCGGCGGCCCGCTCCTCTCGCGGATGCTGCAATCGGCGGGGTCGGGCCTCCTCACCGGCGAGGCCTCGCGCCAGGGCATGAACCTCGTACTCCCGTCCCAGCTCCACCAGGAGTTCGACCCCGAGAGCGCGATGATGAACGCCTTCGCGATGTCGATCATGGGGATCCCGGGCGAGGCCGGGCGCCACCCCTACGAAGCGATCCGGCAGACCTACCAGGACGCGCAGCGCGCGGAGCAGGGGCAGAAGGACTTCGCGGCGCTCGGGCAGCTCTCGCAGCTCGCCACGGGCTCCAAGTGGCGCGAACGCGATCCCGAGGCCTTTCATCAGTTCGTGGAGCGCGTCGGGGACGCCGGCGCCCTCCCCGCCGTCTACGTCGACCCGCACGTCCTCTCGCAGGCCATGGACGGCGTCGGCGAGACGGCCGATCGCCTGCGGCAACTGATGCCCGAGGTCGCAGAGCAGATGAAGGCCGGGCTCGAGACCGGGGCGGACGTGCGTATCCCTGTTGCGGACTACGCGACCCATATCGCCGGCGGCGCGGTCGACCAGGCGATCCTGCCGCACCTCAAGGCGGACCCCGAGGGGCTCACCTATGCCCAGGTCCAGGAGCAGTCCGGGAACGAGGTGCAGCGAATGCAGGAGATCGCCCAGGGCGCGATCCAGCAGCAATCCGACACGGCGGCCTGGCACGCTTCCGAGCGCCAGGTCGAGGACACCGTCCGCCAGCAGCTCGAGGCGACGGGCCGCGTCGCGCCCAAGGCCGCGCAGGCCTACGCGGCGCTGCATCGCGATTTCTTCTCGACCCTCGCGGATCGCACCGGGGTGATGCCGCACGAGGCCTTCGCTGAGCACGGCGCCAACATCGTGGGCGAGCCCCTCGCCGGCGGCTACGGCCAGGAGAGCCGTGGCACTTACTCGCCCGAGGACCGCACGATCTCGGTGCTTGAGCACGCGGACCTCTCCACTTTCCTGCACGAGTCGGGGCACTTCTTTCTCGACACCTACGAGCGCCTCGCGCAGAGCGGGCCACCCGAAGTGCAGCAGGACTTTGGCGAGCTGATGAAATGGTTCGGGAAGGACCCCGAGACCTGGCGCGGCATGTCGATCGACGAGAAGCGGCCCTTTCACGAGCAGTTCGCCAAGGGGTTCGAGCGCTACCTCATGGAGGGGAAGGCTCCGACGTTCGAGCTCTCGCGCGTCTTCGGGCAGTTCCGCGCGTGGCTATCCCGGATTTACCAGTCCGTCACGAACCTGGGCGTCCCGCTCACCGACGAGGTGCGCGGGGTCATGGACCGCATGCTCGCTTCCTCCGAGGCGATCCGCGCGACGGAATCCGCCCGTCAGATGGTGCCGCTTTTTGCCGTGAAGCCCGAGGGCATGACGGACGAGGAGTGGCAGCAGTACCAGTCGGCGGGGCGCGACGCGACCGAGCAGGCCATCGCGGACATGCAGGCCCGGAGCATCCGGGACATGCGCTGGGTCTCGGGCGCGCGCACCCGCGCCATCCGCGAGATCACGAGGGAGGGCGCCGAGCAGCGCCGCGCGACGCGGATCGATGCGCGGCGCGAGGTGCTCACCGAGCCCGTGTACCGGGCCTATTCCTTCCTCAAGGGCAAGCTCGCGTCGGGGGATCGCGTCGGCGAGCCTCCGAAGCTCGACCAGAAAAAAGTCGTCCCCGAGTACGACTCGATCCTGCAGGCCATCGCCAAGATGGGCGGCATCGACGAGGGCGGCGCGGCAGAACACCTCGGGGTCCACAAGGACGACTTCGATGCCAAGCCAGAGGGGCTCAACCGTCGGATCTTCCGCAAGGGGGGCCTCAACGCGGACGAGGCCGTGGTGCGTCTCACGGAGCACGGGTTCCTGCACGACACGATGGATCTGCGCGAGCTCGAGGACAAGGTCCACGAGGAGCTCGCCGGCAATCCTCAGTACGCGCTTGCGCACGATTACCGATACGACGACTGGCGGCCTGGCGAGGGCGTGGAGCACGAGCCGCTGGGCGCCGGGCGCCTGGATTTTGGATCCGCCCACCAGATCGACCCCGACCTGGCGCGGGCCCTTGAGGCCAAGGGGATGACCCTCAAGAAGGGCGGCATCCACCCCGACATCGTCGCCGAGATCCACGGCTACGACTCCGGCATCTCGATGATGCGGGACCTGGCGCAAGCGATCCCGCCCAAGGAAGCAGTCGAGGCGCGCACCGACCAGCTCATGCTCGAGCAGCACGCCGAGCTCTCGGACCCCAAGGCGATCGCACGCTCGGCCGACCAGGCCGTGCACAACGAGGCCCGGGCCCGTTTCGTCGCAACCGGCCTCAAGGTCCTCACGAAGAGCCCGCTCCCGGCCACCGAGCTCGTGCGGGGCGCGCGCGAGGCGGCCGACGCTGCCGTGGCGCAGACCAAGGTCGACGCGCTCGATCCGCGCCCGTTCCGCATTGCCGAGGCCAAGGCCAACAAGGCCGCGCTCGAGGCCGTGGCGCGCGACCCGGCCGCAGCGGTCCAGGCCCAGCGCCAGGCCCTCCTCAACAACCAGCTCGTGCGCTCGATCGGCGAGGCGCAGGTGGAGATCAGGAAGGCGGTCGATTACCTCAAGCGCTTCGGGAAGGCCTCGGTCCGCGACAAGCTGCCGGGCGAGTACCTCGAGCAGATCGACGCACTCCTCTCGCAGTTCGACCTGCGGGTCTCGCCGGTGGGGGATCCCAACGCCCGGGCGAAGCAGAGCCTCGAGCAGTGGGCCGAGAGCCAGCACGCGGCCGGGTTCGAGCCGCAGATATCGGACTGGCTCGCGGCGTTCCGGGAAAAGAAGCCCTACCGGGATTTGCGGGTCGAGGAGTTCCGCGGCGTCGTGGATGCCGTCCGATCCATAGAGCACATCGCCAAGGAGACGCAGGTCGTGCGCGTCGCCGGCGAGCGCATGGCGCTCGATGAGGCCGTCGCGCAGCTCAAGGAGCGCATGGCCGAGCGCGGCGAGCGCTTCACCAAGGCCGATCTCGTCGAGCCGCCCAAGGCCGCGACCGATGGCTACTGGCGCGCGCTCACGCACTTCCTCGGCACGCGCATGCGCCTCGTGGACGCCGACCTCAAGCCGCAGGAGTTCAAGTTCAACCGGTACGACCTGCACGAGCTCGACGGGCCGTTCCGCAAGATGCTGCTCGACCGGATGCTCGATGCCAACTACCGCAAGGTGGACATGGCGAAGGCCGCATCGGACGAAGCGGGGCGCGTCGGCGCCGAGCTCGGCCGGGACTGGCAGAAGGCCCTCTACGATCTCGTGCCCAACACCCGTCTCATGGACCCCGACACCGGTGGGGTCCTCAAGGTCACGCGCGGGCGCATGCTCGGGATCGCGCGGCACGTGGGCAACGAGTCCAACTTCGAGAAACTCACGAAGGGTTGGGGGTGGAATCCGCAGGACGTGTGGCAGTTCCTGCACGAGAACATGACCGAGAAGGACTGGCGCGCGACGCAGGCGCACTGGGACAGCTTCGATCCGCTGTGGAAGGAATCCGAGGCGATGATCCGGCGCCTGGGCGGCGTGCCCCCGCCCAAGATCCCGGCGCGCGAGATTCAGACGAAGTTCGGCACGTTCAAGGGCGGCTACTCGCCGATCGACTACGACCCGATCCGATCCAAGCTCGCCGCGCGCAAAGGCGAGTTCGACCTAGACCCCGGCGAGAAGGTCGGCGCGCAGCAGGTCTACAAGGCGACGACCACGAGCAACGGCTCGATGATCGCGCGCGCGGCCGGGTACACAGACCGGGTGAACCTCGACTTCCATTCCTCCGAGGCGCGCATCCGCGACACGATCCACGACCTGGCGTACCGCGAGGCGCTGCTCGACGCGACGAAGATCGTCGATCACCGGGGGTTCCGCGAGGCCTTCCAGGGCACCTACGGCCGGGAGGAGTACGCGGCCCTGCAGGGGTGGCTGCGTGATATCCGGGACATGAACGCGACGGACCCGCGCAACCGCAACTTCGAGAAGGCGATGCAGTACGCCCGCCAGGGCGTCATTATGACCGGCATCGCCTACCGGCTCACCACGGTGGTGAAGCACGGCAGCGCGGCGGCGCTGAAGAGTCTCGGCTACCTCGGGAACGCGGAGGGCGCGCAGTACTTCGCGGCGCGCGTTGCGCGCATGGGGAGCGGGCACCTCACCGAGGACATCAACGGGGCGAAGGAGAAGTTCGCCGAGATCCGCACACGGATGCTGCAGATGGACCGGGACTACAAGGAGGGCACGCGCTCGATGTACGAGCCCGAGTCCTGGCGCGCCAAGAACGACCGGTTCGGCCACGCCATGGTCGCCTGGTCCGATGCGCTCTCGGCGGTGCCCACGGCCTGGGCGGCCTATGACCTCGCGAAGACTTCCGGCGTGCCCGAGAGCATGGGCGGCACCGGCAAGCCCATGAGCGAGGACGAGGCCGTGCGCTACGCCAACAGCATCGTGCGCCAGGCGCACGGGAGCGCGCTTGAGGTGACCCGCTCCAACTTCCTCAACGCCCGGGGGGTGAAGGGCCTCTTCGGCACGATCTACGGCTTTATGAACAACACCTACGGCCAGCTCGGCGACATGCTCGACAAGTCGATCACGGGCGGCCACTTCAACAACCACCCCGCGATTGCGGCGCGGGCGATGGCCACGCTCGTGGCCCCAGCCGTGATGGCCGCCTGGGCGAGCGAGGGTCTCCCGGGCAAGGAGACGGCGAAGAGCTGGGCGTCGTGGGTGGCCAAGGCCATCACCGGCGAGCTCGCTGCCACGGTGCCATTCGTGCGCGACGCCTGGGCGATGATCGAGCACGACCACGCCGACCAGGCCGTGGCGCCGACCCGGCTCATCGCCGACGTCGTGAAGACCGGCAAGGATGTGGGCGCGCAGGCCGAGGGAAAGCCCTCGAAGCTCATCCAGGACCTTGCCAACGTGATCGGCGAGTGGGCGCACATCGGCGGCCTCGGCCAGGCCGGGAAGACGCTCCAGTACCTCGAGGACGTGCGCGAAGGGCGCCAGCACCCGGAGAGCACCGAGCAACTCGTGCGCCACGCCGCCGTGGGGGCACCCCCCAAGAAGTAACCTTACCGGCCCCTCCTGCCGCCATGATTTGCGGGATTTCTGGCAGGGGCCGGCATGTCGATCTCCTCGACCGCAACGCGTAGGTCCGGCCCGTCCGCGGGCAACGGGGTGACGACCGTCTTCCCGTTCACCTTCAAGGTGTTCTCGGCGACGGACCTCGTCGTCACGCTCATCGACGCGAGCGACAACCTCTACCCGCAGGTGCTCACCACGCAGTACACGGTGAGCCTCAACGCCAACCAGGACGCGAACCCCGGCGGCTCCGTGACGATGCTCACGCCGCCGCCGAGCGGGTGGTCTCTCGTCATCACGAGCCAGGTGCAGTCGACGCAGAGCATCGCGCTCTCGACCGGCACCGCGTTCCCGGCGCAACCCATCAACGACGCCCTCGACCGGCTCACGATCCTCGCACAGGACATCGACGAGCAGATTGGGCGCGCGCTTGTCGTGCCGTGGGGTAGCGCCATTACGCCAGCGCAGTACCTCGCGCTCCTGCCCAGCGTTGCCGTGAGCGCATCGAACGCTGCGGCGAGTGCCAGTGCTGCAGCCACCAGCGCCTCCTCCGCAGGGGCCAGCGCATCGGCCGCCGCGGGGAGTGCGACCTCGGCGTCGAACCAGGTGGGGCTTGCCGCGGCCCAGGTCACGCTCGCCACGGCGCAAGTCGCCCTTGCCACGACTCAGGCCGGGAACGCGGCAACGAGCGCCACGGCGGCTGCCGG